ATACTCGCAATCCGCCCTTCTGCAATGTGCGCAGTGGGCCATCTGTGGCGATTGCCGCGCCACGTATCTCAGTGATTGCGCTAGCGACCGCATTAGCGCCAGCAGCCCCGCCACCAAGGATCTCGATCGCGTTGCCTGTCTGGGCGAGGATGGTGGCTGCGCCTGCCGTGCTCATGCCAGCGGCGGTAAATTGTTCAAATGCCTTGGCTAAATCCTCGAGCGGCACGCCGGTGTTGCTGCTGATGTCTCGCAGATCCTTGATGACCTTGTTGCCATCCTCGACTGATTGCGCCATGTGCTGCGCGCGGATGGTCATCGTCTCGAGAGCGCCACCCATTTTTAGAATTGACACGCCAGCTTGTAAGGGCATGCCGATGAAAAACGTAAACACGCCCTTGGCCATGTCGAGCAAGCCCTTAACGTCGTTGAGCGACTTAAGGCCTAGCATTTCTGATATGTTGATGGGCTTTATTTTGCCAATTGACTCAAGGCTTTTCTTGGACTTGTCGGCGACATCGCCTACGTTTTTAAGGCTCTTGCTGGCATCCGCGGCCCCTTTGGTAACATCAGAGCCCTGCCATGCCATCTGTACCGAGAGCTTAGCGATACTAGCCATATGCCTGCTCCCTAGTCATGACCTTGGCCCCGGTCTCGACCAGTGCCGTGAGTGTCGTTCGTTCTGACTCCATCTCAGCGCAGAGATCGCGAGGCAGAAAGTCCGTAATCTTAGCGCCCTTGGACCATGCTGCCATCGGTGCCCATGCCGCTAGCGCATGCTGTAGGTCGCTGCGGTAGTAGCCCCAAGGATCGAGCCGTATGAGTGCGACCCACTCAGCCAGCTCTGTGCTACTCATCCGCTCCTCGATCTCGCCGACCGTCATGCCCAGATGACCAGCGAGCCGAAATAGCACCCGCCGGAGCGGGCGCTTGGCTAGTTTTTTTCCACGTCCTCAGGTCGCAGGCCTACCAATTTGCAGGATGCGTCCCAGAGCCTATCGATCGTCTGAGCAGGCATGCTGCTGACGATGTCGATATCTTTGTCGGCAAATAGGCGCACACCCTGCTCGTCGCAGATAGTGAGCACCAGCAGACGGGCGCGAATGTTGGCGTATCGTGCTGCGCCCTCATTTTCAATTTGCCACGCATCCCATTGATCGCGCTGGCCTGCCGTGATCTCTCGCAGGCATACATCTCCGCCCCACTCGGGCACGGAGATCGTGACGATGCGGGGCTTTGCGCCTGCGATGATAGCTGCTCTGTCTAGTGGCATCAGGTGTTACTCTTGTCGCTCAATTGGAGAGTTACTGTGTACCTCAGCGCTTCATCAGTCGCGCCGATATCAGGATACCCGATCTCGCTGATGTAGCCATCGTACACTGCGATTGTATCGATATTTGCGCCACCGAGATCGACGGTTACGCGAGTGTGAACCTTGGCGAGCCGACGAGTATCGAGCAGGCTTAATAGGTTAGTGGCAGTCGCGGTATCGTCGAGGTACAGCGTGAATTGCACAGTGCCTGGGTCGTTGCGTACTGGCACGCGCTGCATTTTCGTGTCGCTCAGTGCGGTCACATCGGCGAACGTCGTAGATCGTGCATTAGCCGCAATACTGATCAGCCCGCTGAGAGCTGCTGTAGTGCCTGCTGTGCTGCTGCTCAGCGTCGCATAGGCTGCGGTCGTTCCCGGTCCAAGAACATTTGGCATGTCGAGACTCCCTTACTGGTATGTGCCGACTACGTCAATTGTAGTCAGTCGTGCTAGCTCGTCGGTCCCATCTCCCCCGAGCTCGGATTGATCCTGCGCTTCCTCGATGCGCCAGTGATGGATGGTCACGTCTGAAACTGTATGGCGTCCCGGTGTAGCCTCGATCTGCTCTGCGATCCACACTAGGACGCCCTGCGCACCCGATCGAGTCTCAGCCACTGCCGTCAGCGTAACACGCTCTGTGATCACCGCTGGTGTGCCCCTCAAGAGCATCTGTCGCTGAGTGCTAATGCCCTGATAGACCACATAGGGCAGCGATGAGCCCACTGGAGCATTCTCTGGTGATATGCCACCGGGTATGGTTGTGGAGTAGTCGGTGCGACCGACGAGGTAAGTGCGCAGGAGTTTGCCTAAAGCACTCATACATCACCTGCGTCGGGTGTGATTTTGCCACGCTTGATCAGATTGTCTAGGGAGATTTGCAGATAATCCACTGTTATCGATGATGCCGTGGCAAGTCCAGAATCTAGGGCAGGGCGCAAGAAAGGTTTAGCACTAACCCTTATTCGCTTATTGCTGGCCCAAATTTTGGCGTTAAAACCATTTTCGACTAAGTGCGCGTATTTTGTTGGTTTCGCTTCAATCATGACATTACGTTGCGCCACTTTTGATTTTGATGGCTTGTAATATGCAATGAAAACTTTAGTTGAAGTGCCTTTTTTGGGGCCAACTATCGCAGTGACTATGCCTTTTTTTGTCGTGACAACCTTTACGGCGATGCTTTTTTTGAGGGCTAAACTTGCGCCGTACATGCGGACAAGCTGATCTCCTACGCGTATCACGGCTTTACGGCTGGGTGCTTTCGCCCTAGCGATTTTTGCGACCTGTCCACCAATTTTGCGAGCAGCTCGGCGAAACGCGGTACGTATGACGATCGGGAATTTGGCGAGCCGATCCATCAGGTCGCCCAATCCTACAATTGGGAAATGCTCGTCCATTGCATACGGCATCACGCACCTCCAGTCGTGGTGGTGGTGGTCGTCGTAGGTGCTGCCGTGGTTGTCGTGCTGGTCGTCGTGGTCGTCGTGGTCGCTGGCGCATCTGACTCGACCTGCACAGCCGTGATCTTGAGGTGTTCATTGAGACCGTCAATGGTGCTGATCCCGACGATATTGAGCGTGATGTCTCCATAGATGACGCGATGGATCGGCAGCACATCGGTGCGATATCGCATCGTAACCGTGTAGGTCGTGACTGATGACTGCATCAGAGCGCTCTGCGGCTCGCTGCCTGGGGTCGACACAACGCTGGCCCATACCGTGGCGTAGGTTGCCCAGGTGCGAATAGCCTGCCCGTATGAGTCAATACTGTCGGTCGGCGCCTGAAGAGCCACACGACGGCGCAGATCGCCTACTACGGTGACGTAGGGCATCAGCTATACCCTCCATCGGAGTAGAGCCTGAGCACGCTATCGACTGCCAATGGGACTTCGCTGCCGAACGACCCAACTGCTTCGCGGTGCTCGTACCAATGCGCGACGAGCATCATGATTGCGAGGCGCAGGAGCTCCGGTATGCCCGTGCTGGCTGAACCATAACCTGCGATCCAGTCGATCTCGATTGCGCCGCGCTGGAGCGGGTAGGTGACCGGCCAAATGCCGCTTGGTGGCAGCACGAGCAGCGGCGGGTTGTTGTCCAGAAGAACTTCAAAATCATTGGCGGCATACGTCATCGTCTGTTGATTGCCGTCACCGTCGTAGTATCGAATCCGCGGTGTGATGTATGCGATGCCGGTCACGAGATTAGCCGCAGCCTCGATCGCAGGCGACCTTGGCAGCTCGATGTCGTAGGGCCAGTTATCCATCGTCAATCGGTATGCGGTATAGATCAGGGTGCGGCTGGTGTACCGCTCCACCATCTCACGTGCCGCGCTGATCATCGCAGTGATGAGCGCATCATCGTCGCTCAGGTCCACGCGCAAATGCAGTTTCGCTTCAACCAGCGTGACTGGCTCAGCGGTACCACGCGCGAGGATCTTGATGTTCATCGTTTCTCCACGTTTTTACGACGCTTATTGTCCGCAATGTCTAAAGGTGGTGGAGCCAGTGCTGCTGGCTCCTGATAGGGCTCGGCGAGCCCAGCGGATACGAGCCGCTGGGCGTCATCGCCAATAATATCCACAACCTCACCGGGCATGTAGCTCACGAGAGTGCCGACACAATGGATCATTATTTTCAGTCTCATGAGTCTACCCCACATGATTACGACGCTGGCTGAGTGATACGGACGATCGCGGCGCTCTGAGCCACTTTGGAGTCAGAGCGGCGCACTGCCATAAAGCCGGTCTGATAGGCATCAGCATAGCGCTCGTTCATGCGGATGATTTCAATATCGCCCGCATCACGGATGTAAAACTTGCTGAAATCGCCGAACAGAACAGTTTTGGC